GTTCAGTCGGGGGTGTCAAGGTTGGTTGGCAGTGACGAGGACCGGTCGCAGCGCTTCGCGTAGCAGTCTTCACATAGCCGCCTTACGATCGCGTGTGGCCGCCAGTTCCAGTAGCCGACCTCAACAATGGTTTCGCCGCAATCATCGCACGGCTGACCGTCAAGGCGTGTCGTATGCTGGAAGGTCATCTTCATCGTCATCACCTCCAGCCCCGTCAGTCGGGGGTGTCAAGGTCGGTAGGGCTCCAATTCTTTGTTCGCCCGCACGAACAACGGATGCCTCGGATATCCGTGTTTGGTCGTGCCAAGGCAACTAAGCGGCGTTTTCCCCCACATGCCAATCGCCTGAATCGCTCGCTGCCTAGCAAAGCGGTGAGCACCCCACGCGCAAACAACCAAATCCGCAGTTCGCGCCGCCATCAATTCGTTGTCGCCACGCTCGCCACCCGTCGGATCATTTGCCGTTGCTAATTCAGATGGATCGGTCGCGCGTAAGGCAAACAAATTACGCACCGACAAGCGACCGAATCCCCATGCACGCGCAAACCCGATGCACCGGCGAATAGTAGGATCGTCCAGTTTGCCGTCCGCCGTCGATGGATTCAGCATTACGAAACACACGACGCCCTGCCCATCACCGGGAAGCGCGCGTGATAACCACCAGCGGTAGCGTCCGCACTCGGATAACTCTGCGCTGCGGGCAATGCCGTCCCATTTATCAAACAACAATGACACAGCCATAGTCCCCACCTCCAGTCCCGTCAGCCGGCAATATCCGCTGCCGTAATCACCTCAACTCGCGGCATCCATCGCATCGCCTTGCCGCCGCGCTTTAGCTTCCGTTTCGCCCAACTCCACAACTCGATCACGCCCCCGGTTTCGAGCCAGGCCGCTGCGTTGTCGGCGCAGTCCTCGACGATTTTCTTCCGGTGCTTTGCGTGTCCGCTTCCGGCGCAGCACTGCACAGCAACGAATCCGCGTTCCGGGTCGAGACTGATGATGTCGATGAACCCGAGGAAGTCCTGGCGGATGCCTTGCGGGCCAACGAAACTGTTGAACCGCTCGACAATTCCGCAAACGCGGCCCTGATTGCGGAGTTCGCGTAAGGTTCGCTGCGTCGGTGATAGTCCTTTTGCCACAGAATCAATCCTCTTGGTCACGAAACCACTCGTCAAACCAAAGATCGTCTTCGTCGTCGGGGTCGTCCTGAATGTCGTCGCACGGACCGCGTGAACAGTCGATTGCCGGTAGCAACGTGTTGGATAGTGCTAGTTCTATGCTCATGGTTTCCTTTCGGGTTGGAGTAAATTGCCCGCCGCGGCTTGCGTGCCTAAAACGGCGGGCTAAAACACGTCGCCTACTATCGGCTTGTGTGTTTCAGTAAAGTGCCGGTCTATTTCTTTATTCGGAGTCGTTGCCGGCCGGCAGGCTCGCTCGTTTCGACCGCGGGTCGGTTAGTCGATCAACTGCCCCTGCTTCGGCTTCGGTTCAGACAGCCGCTTGACGGTCGCCTCGTAGCAACTGTCCACCCAGTCCATGATGGATGGGTCGGCCATGTCAAGGTATTTCTGGTACAACTTCGATTCGGCTGCGGTCGTCTTACACTTGGCGAAGGCATCGACGATCCGCTCTTGCCAGTCCTCCAGCGGCGGGGCGCCGTCCGTGGCATCCTCGGCCGTGGGTCGGTTCGGCTCTTGGTCGGGTGGCTCGGGGGTGGGGTAGGAGTCACCGTCGATCACGTTTACATCTTCGACCGGTTCATCCTCCAACATGGATTCACCGGTCGCAATCTTGTGGATGTACGCAAACAGTCGCTTCTCGGCCTTGCCGATCACGGCATCGTGTCCCATCCCCTTGTTGACTCGCACCTTGATTCGTTCGTCGTATTTCTTTCCATCGCGTTCCTGCACCAGCAACTCGGCCCGCTGAACTTTGCCGTTTTGCCTCCACGTCGCCCACATCGGAACGGCGGCCGTCCGTTCGTCGATCATCTCAAATCCGCCGTCGTGCCAGTCGAGTTCGGTGATGTCAGGGTTCTCGTCGAGTTGCCGCTTTGCGAACTGCTTGGTGAGGTACATCTTGCCGCCGATGATATTTACCTCATTGCCGATCAGTCGCGCACCAGCCGCCAGAGCTTGCGCTGTAACGATCTTGATTGCGTCGAGTCCGTATCCCGTCGCACGGGTCTTTGGATCACGCACCACGCTGTCTTTGTCGGTGAGGAAACCGAGCGGTGTTCCTTGCAGCGACTGAATCGGGAGCAACACATCGTCCGTCAAAGTGTCGAGAAGCCGCCGCATTAACGCCGCGGTGACCAATAGTTCGGCGGGTTTGTTTCCTTCGGCGCGAGCCATTGCGAGCTGCTCGCGGCCCTCGGTCGCGGTTGCGTGCAGTGTAGTTATTGCGTTCAGCCCGTCCACGCTCACCAGCGAGTACTTTTCGTCAGTCTGTTTCGCCATTGTAAATCTTCTCCAAAATTGCTAACGTCTGGATTGTCAAAAGTCGGTCGTGTTCTGCCTGTGTTTGTGCCTCACGTTCCGCCCGGTTCGCTGCCTCAATAGACACCCAATCCTGCATCCCATCGCCGTTGACTGTGCCTCTGCCGATCATGCAGGGCCACACAATGCAGAATTCACGGTCGTCGTTTTTGACGCTGACAATTTGCGGATTGTGCGGCTTGATCCACAGCACGAGCCGCGGCGGGTCTGGTACTGCGGCAATCACCGTGGCGAATTGGCCGGCGTCCAGGGCCATCTCGCCGGCTACGTCGTAGACGCGGTGCAGGCCGTGAATTACGGTTCCGGCGGGGAAGTAATCGGATGCGGTCATAGCAAATCCCCCAACGCCTCGCGGGCTAACTTCGCTTGATACTCCTGCCCAGTCCGGTAACCTTGCATGTATTCCAGGCTCGGCCCGCTGAACGTGTTCCGGTTCTGGTCAATGTCTCGCAGTCCATCACGCAGCCGCGTCATCGGCTCGTAATTGTCCGCCACCCAATCGGCACCGAGCCACTCGACTGCCTCGGTAAACTGCCGAACGCAAGCGTCGTGATGTTCGGCCCAGAGGTCCGGTTCCTCAGTCATATCGAAACTCCAGTGAGTCGTTCGGCGGGTTGTCCATTTCCGGCAACGGTCGCCGCGCCCGCAAGATGATGCGGGTCTGGCAGCTTGGACAAACCCAGCGATCGCCCATCCAGTAGGTAGAGTCGAATCCGTCAGCAACCGGGTCGTGTACCACCACGCTGTTCTGTTCAACTTGCATCAGCCGCCGGCAAGGAACGCAGATAGGCTCCATAATTTCACCTCCAAAAAATCCCACCCCGCCGCAACCGTGCGGGTCCGTGCCCGGACAACATTACGCCGTTTCGGGGCCGGGGTGGGTAAATGTGCATTAAGGACGGCAGCGGTTTAGGTCGTCCGTAGTTCCGTGCGCCACTGCTTTCGCTTTTGGTCGTGGCCGCCTTGTCGCTGCCGCCGCAAGTGCCCGCGCCGACTGTTAAGCCGGACGCGGGCTGCCACTGAACCTCGGCGGCTCGACCCGAGTCATCGCCGCCGGGCGCCGGGCCAGCTACGAGCCGGCCGCAGCCGTTGCCAATTTGCTGCCCGCTCCAGCCGAGCGGCAATGTCAGTCAGTAAGCGCCTCTACACCAGATCGCAACCCCTTGCCGTCCATGACCGCCATCGGTGCAAAACCGCCACGACACACTCGAAGCCAACCGTCGTAGCTGGCAGTTTGGCTTGCGAAGGCACTCGCGCCGTTATTAGTGAGCCACCGCGCCAACTCTTCCGGCGTGGCGAACACTGGCGAAATTGGGGTGCCTTCGGTGCAGGTTTCGTACATCTGGTAGTGGGTCCGTTCTTCCTCTGGCCAATCGGGCATGTAGTCAGCCTCAACAGGCCGCTCGCCAGTCCATTTAGCGTAGGTGGTTACCTCTTCGCTGCCGTCCAAGGGCTTCCAACCGCCGTCGTAATCATCGCGGAAGCCTTCCTTCCACTTCTGGTTGCCTGCGTCCCATTCGGCGGCGGCTGTCGAGAACGAATCGCCGAATAAGGGAATGTAGCTGTCGTTAACCTTGGGGTGTTCCCAGTCGGCTGGTACTCGTCGAACTTCACGTCCCATCGTCACATCTCCTGTGTGCCCCTGGTGCCCGCTCCCTCCCTCACCAAACCGTTGGCAAGCGACAGGGTGAGGTCGGGGCCGGACACCACGCCGGCTATCGGGAGCTATTCTCAGCCAACTGGTAAATCCACCAAGCTGCGCTGCAATAACGGATGATGCCAATAGATATGGCAAGTATCGAAACGGCGATTAAAGCGGCAAGTTTCATGGTCCCGTGTCTCCCGTAAGGTGGTGTAGATGCCCCGTGGTGGTCAGTTGATTTCCAGTGCCCCGATTTCGTTTGAGTAATCAACGATCACTGCGGCGGCTTGGCCTGCGTATATCTCGCAGTAAGCGCCTTTTAGCGATCCTGAAACGATTCGACTACCCTGACAATCTTCGACGCTATCAAAAACAAATGAGAACTTTTGTCGCTTTACCTTCCGCTTTCCGGTGGCACTCGTAATGTCTACGGAACAGTTCAGAAAATTTCCGTTGAATGTGGCCGCAATTCGCTTGGCCCCTAATCGAGAAATCAGTTCTTGTTGGAAGTTACTCATCGTTTCGTCTCCCGTTGGTGGTGGTGTCGCCCCGGATGCCCCGTGGGTGGTTAGTTGCCGAAAAATCCCATGTCAACCAGCCGATCCTCGGTCTGCCGGCTGCGAGCCTCGATGTCCGCGAGGCGGTCGGCTGCTGACAGGACGTGCCATTCATCGCGGTGAAGCGCCTTGGCCGTCGCTCGCTTCGTCGTGATCTCCGCCTCTCGCGTCTCGATTCGGTCGCCAACGAGAATCGCATACGCTTTCGGCTCGTGTCCTTGCCGCTTCCACGTCACGGCCACGTCGGCGACTTCCGCCGCGCTGTTGCTTTGGTAACTGCGGTTTCCGTTTGCGTTCACTTCGTACTTCTTGGTCATCGTCTCGCTCCCGTTGGTGGTGTGTGGTGTTGTCATGTCCTTATTGTATACGCACGGTTGATAGTGTCAACCGCATAAGGGTGTTTTCCGCTCGGATTTCTCGGATTTGGGGAAATACCTAAACGTAGACGGTGTAAACAGTTACGCAGAACCCGCAACCGGCTGCGGAAGTTTTCCGAATTTTTCCGACCAGCGCACCACCCGAGACAGCCGAACCAGCCGGATTCCGGGGATGCCGTCCCACGTATCCACGTCCCCGCGCTGGATGGCTCGGTTGAGCGACTGCCGCTTCACGTCCACTCGCCGGGCGGCTTCCGATTGCGTCATCAAGTCGTCAGGAATTCGTCGAGACATAGATAACCTCCACCCGTGATTGTAGCCGGGGGTGGGTACGGTGTCAACCTTGGTCGGCGTCTACGCTAAACAACTCTTGCTGGCAGATAAATAGTCGATCCGTGCCGCTGTAGAATAAAGGATGGAATAATTTGCGATTCCAGTACCATACGTTGACCATCTTTTTACGACCGCCAACATAGCTCGGCCCGATGCTCTCGTAATGTGATGCGTCGTGTAACTTGCGCACATCGGCACTCACCCATTCTTCCCGCCGGTTGGTGTTGCCGCAACGGTTTCCGCCGTGGTCGTGGATCGTGTAATAAACGGCTTGCGTCGTTTCGTAGGCGAAGTCAATGAGCGCCTGCAGCCGGTATTCTTCTAGCCCGTATGACCCATACTTCGTCACCGTCTTGTGTTTGATTTCGTGGTGTTCGCCTGGTGCCGACCAAATCGTGATATCCGGCAGTGTGAACAGGTTCCATTTATCCTCGCGTATAGAGTACGCCTGCGCGGATGCTTCGCGGCCGATCTGGTGCGGGGTCAGCATCACGCCAGTATCCGCCATCATCTTGCAAAACTCGCGCTCCCAGAATTCGCCCAACTTACGATCACCGTTTACGTCGCCGCAATGATCGGTCATACTTCGTTTCCCCATACTTGCCAGCCGCGCCGCTTTGTGCGGGCAAACATTTCAAGCCGCTCGCTGGCCTTCGCTGGCGTCATGGATTCAACCAACTCGTAGAACTCGGCCGGCTTCTCTGAGTGCTTGCCGCGTTTCCAGTTGAACCACGTTCTATCACAGATTTGTTTTTCCTTGAGCGACCCGCGGCGGGCGTACAGAATAAACTCGGTCGTCAGTCGGTAAGCGTCCCCGAGTCCCACGCCCCGCGGTGTCTTTGCCCAGACAAGCAACACAGACGGTTTGAATCCCCACGCCCTCGCCACTTGGTAGGATGCCTCCACGTATTTGTTCGTAGTCCACAGATACAAATGGGCATCGTCGGCAGATCGGTCTTCGACTGGCAACGCCTTGATCTGGTCGAGCCCCATCTGTTCGTATGTCAAATGATCGTGCCCACGTTCCCCCGTCCCGTGGAATACATCCGGCCCGGTGTCGAGCCGCCACGGCGGATCGGCTACGATGCAACGGAACACACCCGCGGGAAGGTCTGGTGTCTCTGGCATCATGCCGAGACGGTTGCGGACAAGGGACACCAGAGCGCGGCGGGACTTTCGCCATTCGTCATCGGTTAATTCGCAGCCGTCAAAGGCGTGGGATAAGATGCGGAATTCTTCCCGCCGTTGCTTGTCAATAGTGTCCGCGTGCGGACCCTTTTTTCCTCTGCCTCCAGCCGTCCCAGTCCCAAGCAGTTGCCCTATACGTGCCTCCACTCGCCGTTGTGCCCCCAGCATCGGCCGTTGCAATTCCTTGTCTCGCAGATACTTCTCCAGCGCCGCCGCCCGCAGTCGGTATTCATCGAGCGTTTCCACGTCGTCTATCTCGGCAACGTGTAACGCGATTTGCTGCTCGATGTCTTGGACCACGGCGATTGACACTTTGGCGCCGACTTTCGGCACAACCGGCAAGTTAGCGGCCATCCCCACACCTCCAATAAAAAACCGCCCGGCTGAGACAGCAACCGGGCGGCGGTGATTACCGGCAATCGTGGATTGTGGGCCTGCTGTCTCAGACAACCCCCAATCTACCCAGCCGCCCCGGCATTGTCAACGGCACGATCCGGGGGGGGATGGGGGAAGAAACGGCGGCGGCTCTAGGCTTCGTAGCTCATGTGCCGCTGTGCGAGGAGGTGCCCGGATGTCACGGTTACAACCGGCGCGGTCCCGACGTGCACCGTCATACCATGCAACTGCCGACACTGCTGCTGGCTCGTAAATACGTCGAGAGTGAATCCGGTAAAGCTGTGGGAATTATTGTATCCGTAGGTGTTGCTCAGAAGCCCAAATGACAAGGGCTGGGAAACCGTTGCGATGTTTGCCCATGAATCGGATGCGGAAGCGCGCCGCTGTAAAGTCATCTCTAGCGTTACCAGTAGATCATTGTGCAAGTCGCGCTTGTCGTAGTCGTGCTGATGGGCATCCGCAACGGACGTTTGCGCGGTATCGTAGAAATCGTCGTTGTAGCTGAACGAACTATCGTTCAGTTTGTACGTCCCGCACCAGTGGAACGTCCAACAGCCAGGCTCGCAAGTGAATCCCGCATCGCCCCACGAGGACGGCGAGTGAATGTCAACAGCAGCCCTCGCATCGCTCGTCGATGCGGTGCCTGGCCCGGCGTCCCACGACCATTTGATCTGCCCATCATAAGTATTGTCGAATTCAGATTGTCCAAGCGACCCGGCGCTGTGATAGTGGCGGCCAAACAGCATCAGAACCGGCGGGTCCGGCGGCTCGGCACGGAACACCAGCTTGCCCGTCCGCCGATGCCGGCGTATTTGTGCCCGCGCGTTGGCCTCGATGCCAAGGTCCAGATAATCGTGAGCCGTCACGTCATAGCTGATGTCATCGCGGGCACCGCTGCTATCGAGACTCATCAAGTCGATCGTGCCGGAAGTTTCTTCGTCAATTTGCGCGTTCGCGTGCCCGAACTCCCAGGGAATCGGAGCCAGTTGCCGATTCGCCAACCCGGCCACGTCACGGCGTAAGTTCTGGACGATGCCCGCGAGCCGCTCGTGATCGGCTTTCAACTTACGGAATGATTCCAGGTCGAGCGTGTGAATGGTTCGCTTCGCCACGTTAGCCCTTTACGTCAAGCAAGATTTTGACGGCACCAATCAGCCCGATAACAGCGGTGCCGGTCGCGTCGTCGTCCACGCTGGTTGTCACCTGGATGTCGAGCAAGTCGCCGGCCGCTCGCCCGGTTGCGGTTACGGCAAAATCTTTATCGGCCAGCGTGACACTATTCATCGCAGTGGCGGCAGTCGTCACAAGGTCGGCGCTGATGCCCTCCTCCTCATCGCTGGCGTAGCACGAGAAGTCGATCGTAGCCGCCTGGTCAGCGATCGTGGTTTTCATGCCGCAGTGTGCCCGGATGGTGATTGTTCCGCCGCTGACGTATTCGGGAGGCAAGGCAAACGTAATCCGGGCCTTGTTGGCTGTCGCCGCCCCGTTGGCCTTGTGGTCCTCAGTCTGGAGTGTCGGCGAGTTGGTGCCGAATGTCCCGTGTACGAGGCCGAGGTCGTCGCTTAGTGGCGTCGTCGGCAGGATGGCGTCCATGTCATCGAACTTCCGCCAGTCCTCGGGTTTGAGCGTGTAGACGGCCAGGCTATCCTCGTCCAGTTCCGTGCGGGAAATGCCCGTGGTGGCGCCGGTGAAATCAACGGTTCCGGTGAACACGTAATCTTTGTCTTCAATCACCTTGCTCGCGGACCGTGCGTTGCGTTGTGTTTCGGCCATCGTATCATCTCCTGCTACTGGAATAATTGGCCCATTGGGGTTTCGATGTATTTGGAATAGATGAGGTATTTCGTCGGCTGCGTTGAGCCGAGCACGGCTCCAAACCCGTCGAGCCGAACCGGGTGCCGGACTGGTTGCCCGTGCACGTCAGTTAGGGCTACGACGTGAATTGCCTCGCCGGTTGTTTCAACGGGATCGTAATTCACATCCCATGCGCGCTCGAATCCAGCGTCAGGAATTTGCAGCCGCCAGGTGCTACGGTCCTCAGATACATTGATGTCCGTGCGCCAGTAGAAGATGCCGTTTTTGCGGCCCCACGTCCCGGTGATCGAATCCACGCGGGCGGTAGCGATGTCCCATTGCTTGTTATATTGCAGAGGATGGTGGCCCAGTTCCGGGTCCGGTACGTTCAGCGTGTACGTCAGGATTTGGCTGTTGACGGCGTTCTGGAATGCGGCAACTTTCCATTCGGGATACGTCGCCGCGTATTGGCTGATGTGATGCGTGCGGATCGGGTGCTGCGTTTCCAGCGGCGGGTCGATCAACGCGCCAGCCGAATTGACAACCGGACCGCCGCTGCCGATCGGTCTGCCGATATGATCCATCGCATTAGGCCCGCGATAGACTGCCTCGAGCAGCGGCCTGGACTCGTAGCTTGTCGAAAAACTAACGTCGTCTATCCACTTCGTCGGGTCGGCTTCCAACTCGCCGTCTTCGTTGAGGTGGTTGTCGGGGTCGTCGCTGTCGTTCGGTGCCCATTGACTCGTGACGATCCAATACAGCGATTTGTCTTTGTCCCGTTTTGGGCTGACGCTTTGCAGGTATGCGCCCGTGTCCGTCTCGTCACCTTCCGCGTATGTCGTTTCCCCCACGGTTCCGATCGCTGCCGCAACAGTCTGCACGCCGTCGTCTACGTCGTCGGTCACGACACGGTGAACGGTCGTGTACGTGTTGGCACCGCCGAGCTTGACTTGTCCGGTCGGCTGTGCGCGGAGCAGGGATGTCGATGTAACGGTCATAGTCGATTCACCACGACTTCTATTTCGTCGCCGGTGCCGATGGCATCTGCCAGCGCGTCGTTAGTCTGCTTCTGCTCTTGCAGTTGCTCGAATAGCAACTTGTTGGTTTTCCTTTGTTCTTCCGCTTGCTTGCGTGCCACTTCTTCATCTCGCCGCTCGCCGTAGGTGCGGGTGCGCATGCCGATTGCGTCTGTGCCGAGCCGCTCGCGGATCTGCTTATTGGTCATCGTGCCGCCCGCTTGGCCGCGGGGGGCGTCTTCTGACCTTACTTCCGGTTGCTTAGCCGCATCTTCTGCCGCCGCTGCTTGTTCTTTCAATTGCTCGGTTGTCTTTTTGCTCGCGTCCTGCATTCGCTGTTGTGCATCTTCGGCGGCGGATGCGGCCTTTTTATGTGCGGTGCCTACGTTCTCAGCCGCTTGCTCCTCTTCCTCGAATGCGCCACCGACAAGGCCGATGAGTGCAAGGAATGGGTGCGCCAACGCTGCGCTTTTAGTGCGTTCCATGTTTTCTGCTAGATACGCGACGATTCCCGACAGTTCCCGCATGAGTGGCGTGATGGCTTCGGCAAATGCCAAAAGTGCTTCTGATGTCTCGGGCCCTATCTCGCGGAACAGTCCTTGCACGGTCTTGTGTAGCTTGTCCATCGCGTCGTTATATTCTTCGATCTTGGCGGCTTCCTCGCGACTGAACGTCAGGCCAAGTCGCTCGGCTTCATCGATGTACTCTATGAGTCCCGCCTTGCCCTTCATGAGAAGATTCATCATCTCCTGACCGCTCCGCCCGTAGATCTGTTGGGCAATGGCAGCCCGCCGCATTGGTGATTCGATCCTCGAAATCTGTTCTGCGATTTCCATGAACGCCTGCCCTGGGTCCATCGCGGCCAATCGCTGAAGGTCTAGGCCGAGTCCTCTGAGTAGCTTAGCGTTTGCTGTGTATCCCGCCGCAGCTTCGCCGAGTACTTTGTTTTGTCGTTGGATTGCCTTGGTCACCATTTCCGTAGTTGTGCCGGTTTGCGCGGCGGCGTGCTGCAATCCGACAAGCATATCAATGGCGACACCGGTACGGTCCGATAGCTTGGCGATTTCGTCCATCTCGCGGAAGGCGTCCGTCAGCAGCGACCAGACTTTATGCAACGCGCTGATGGCTGCGCCGACACTAAAAAAACCGGCGGCCAATCCGACAACGCTTGACTTCAAACCGGCAAAGCTGCCCTGCGTTGCCTTGGCCTGACGGCCCACGGACTTCATGCCCTGTACCGCCTTTGCATGACGGCTAACGATGTTGATGGCGAGGGTGCCGACTGTAGAAGCCACCGGTCACCCCCCGGCCAACTGGTAGAGCCACCAGGCTGCGGCACAATAGCGGAGGATACCGATAGAAACGGCGAGAATAGAAACGGCGATTAGAGCGGCAAGTTTCATAGTCCACACTGAGCCCGCAGCCAAGCGTCTTCATTGTGTTCGGTGTGCTTCGGTTGTAGCTCTCTGATTCCACCTAACAGTTCTTCGGCCTCACGGTTGTCGATCATATCGGCGGCCAGCCGTTCGTTGAATTGTGCCCTGCTCATCTGCGCCAACATCGCGTCCACGTCGAGCCAGCCGAGACGATCGGCTAGACGGACCGCGAACCGCCGACGATGGCATCCAGCAAGTTTTTTACCAGTACCTCAGTATTGATCTGCTGGGCCTGTTGCGTTTCCAGGCCAATGAACGTCTGTACTTCCGCCCAGATTGCATTCGCGTCGGCTCCGTCTAATTCGCTGCCGATGGCGTCCAGATCGGCGGTCGTGTCGCTATACAGCCGGTTGCCGTCGCCGTCCACGAGACACTGTTGCAGTACGCGGCGGCGTCCTTCCTCGTTGATCTGCCGCCACTTGGCGGATTGTAGTTTTTCCGGCGTGCCCGGCAGTTGGAAAATGAACGCTTCCAGTTTGGATAACGGACCTTCGGGCAACGACTGCACGCGGAACCGCTTGCCGCTCGGCACGTCGATCGCCTTGTACCGCGGCTTATACGTTTGCAGTTCCGCCCGCGTTACGAATCCGTTGTCTGCCATTCGTCCTCGTCCTCATCTTGATCTTCGTCGGTTGGAACGTCCTGCGTAACTTCGACTTCATACGGTATCGCATCGGGGCCGAGCAGCTTGCTGACTCGGCGCAACACCCGCTCCGTAATTCGCGGCGGCATACAAACCGCCATCGTTCCGTCTGCGTTGCGACGGATCGGCTTTTTCAATTCCGCTTCCGTTTGCCGCCCGATTTCCTCCGCGTCTTCGTCGCTGACTCGGACGATTAGATTCACCGGCGGGTCGTCAATGACCGTTGAGACGTACCCCAGCCGCACGCCGTCCTCGTCCTCGATAATCAATTGGCCCATGTCGATCGGGTCGCGGCTGATGCGCGGGTTGCGGCCGAACTGCTGGCGGAACCGTAGTTGTCCGGTGGTAATCATGCTGGCACCTGTACCCCGCTGTTGTTTATTCCGAGCGTGATGACGGAGGCCGTGGTGCCGACGCCAATGATCGAAACCCAATCTGCCGTTGCGAGATCGGCGGCCGGGCAAATCAGCCCCGATGCCGACAGGACGTAAATCGTTCCGACAGTCACAACGGCGCCGATCGTGATGCCGCCGGACGTTTGCAGCCGACCGGGTTGGCTGGCTGCGGCGCTTTGCATTGCGATGCCGCGCACCGTCGCGGTTGCGGCCGAAGTGGTGCAATCGGCTACCCAGAATTTGCCGTCAGCCGCTTTGAGGTAGCATACTTGCCCGGCGGTTACGGCCTCGCCGTAGGTGCCCGGCTCGCTGCCGTACCCGGTTGAGCCGACAACATTGGCGGCGGTCAAACTTAGATCAGCCATCGAAATGCCTCCGGTTAAGTTGCGTAAGTCGGGCCGGTCTTGCCGTCCAGTCTGATTGTCACCGTCGCCAATTGCGGCTCGTTCTGCGCATAGCTCGGATGTTGAATGGCTTTGATGAATGCCGTCCCAATTACCGTCGATGAATCCGGCCTGGTGATGGTAAACGTCTCGGCCACACCGACCGATGCCATCGCAACCGTAGGATCGAAAATGGCGACGTAGGTGAACGACCCCGGATCGACAAGATCACCAGGCACAACCTCGCTGTAGCTGGTCGTTGTCAGGTCCGTGTCATCCACTTCGGGGATTTCTTCGGTATGTCCCTCGATGGAGCGGATGCGGGCGGTAATCGTTGTGCTCGCGCCGGTCGTAGCCAACGCAAGGGTCGTGCCGCCTCCCGTCGCAACTGCGGTCATAATTACACTCCTTATGCTGGTACAGCTTCGTGATGCTGCACAACAAGATCGAAATGAGCAACACACCGCGGCCGGCTGCTGCCGTCTATCGGGTATTCGTCCCGCTCTCCAAAGTTCTCGTGAGCCAGATCGGTAACGGTCACGAGGTCGTCACCGACTCCCCACTGTGCGCCGCAGCTCGGTGGCGTGCTGACTCGCACCGCCTCCCGCACCGCGTATGCTTCGGTCGGATCGTCCGCGAAGCAATCAATCTGCATCCGCGTCTGTGCGGAGCCGCAGCCGCCCGTCAAGTGCTGGTCGCTTTCGCCGCTGATGATGCGGACGACGATAACCGGCTCCGTGTCGTTCTGCGGAAGAAACTGCGGGCGAATACGTGTAGCCGTCACCAACGCGGTTACGGCCGCTTTGGTTTCGAGGTATTGCGTGTACGCTTTGCGGATGTCGCTCATCGTTTTGCAAACTTGTGTCCGGGTGGCCAGAGGTGAGCTTTTTGTTTGTCCTTGGCCAGTTCGATTGTTAGCCGTTCCTCAAATTTCAGTTCAAAGGCCCGAACGGCTGCGGCCTTCTGGCTGTCCCATGCCGGGCGAATGAACGGTTTTTCCTTGGCTCCAGGGTGATGCACTTCCGGTGCGAACTTTCCGTTGGGCAACGGGCCGAGCACGGTGCTAACGCCAATTCCTGCGAGTCGGGGATTGATCGTGTGGGCCTCCGTTCCGAATTCGACTAGATGCGCATATTTGACGGGGTTGATTTTGTTGCCCTTGTCATCCGTCTGCGGCATACTACGAATCCCAACGACGAGAAGCCGCGTTGACGTGCCTCGAACTTTCGCCAATTTCGTTCCGACCGCTTTCCATAATGCCCGCGTTCGTTCCGTGCCTTGTGATTTGAGCCGCCGCCGCATTTCTTTCCGCACGGGCCGGGATGCTGCGGTTAGGGCTTGCCCCATTACCTTCTTGTGAATCTTAATGGGCAACTCGTGAAATAACTGGGCAAGTTCTTCCACGCCGTCAATCGTCATGGAGAACGGCTGACTCGTTGATCCGACTCCGAGAAATGCCGGGTCCATTCCCATCACAGCACCTTCCGCACACCTTGCACCGCCAACCATTGCCTCGTCCCGTATGGGTCGGCGGCAAACACAATTTCAATGAATTCACTGGTCGATTGCCGATAAATCCGATAGTCCATCACGGCCGGCGTATAGCTCGGGTCGAGTCGCTCTTGGTAACGCAGCATCACCACGACGTTCGCCGTTGCGACAACCTGCACGCCTCGCACTCGTTCCCCGCCGCTGACGGCAATCCACTCGGCGGGAACGTCGCGGGCGATTACTCCCGCGTCTGTCGTCCAATCCGGCACCGGATAGTTCGCCGCGTCGTCAGTCGCATTCGGCTTGCGGATGGTCACCAGCCAACGAAGGTCACCGGCGCCGCGTCGTTTTCCGGGCATCGGGTTTCCTCCACGGCGACGGGCCAGCCACTAAGCCGCCACGTGCTCGTAATCGTCAACAGGCCGCACAGTGTCATTTCAGTATCCGCTGATCGTCCAGCACTCCGCATCTAAATTACGTTTGAGCTTGCCGGGTATTTCGGCAACGATCGTACCCGTAACCGTAGGGCCGCGGTTCTCGACCATCTCGGCAACAAGATCGCGTATTGCTGCGCGGGTCGTCATCGGTACTTGGTGAGCGTTTCCGTAGCCCGCGGTCAAGTTGACCGTCACCCGCTCCAACGCACCCGTCTGTAATGTTGGCCATGCGTAGCCGCTGATCGGCTGGATTCTGGCCGGGCTGTTGCGCGGCAACGACGTGTGATAGTTGGTGGCGGTGACGGTCTGGGTGTCTCCGTCTGCGTCCTTGTATTGCACCGAGACAATCGTTGCGATCGGCAGCTTATCACGAATCTCGATAACGCCGTTGGCCGGCCAGTCGTCCATCGTGACGGCATAGGTGGCCGTCAGCAGTTGCCGACGCTGGTACGTCTCGACGCACCGCATGGCATCTTGGATCATGTCGCGCAATTGGTCGTCGCTGGTCGCGTTGCCGTCAACGATATGGCACCACGACTTGACCGCAAGCAGGTCATCCGCCAGGCCGCTCGTTGATGTTGGGGCAGACCAGAGCACGGGAGACTCCTAGAACTTCATCCGCCACCACGCCGCGCCAACGGTGAAATCCTCGTTTACGCTCGATGCGGAAACGTGCATACTGAGCGAGTGTCCAGGCGGAACGACCAGCCGACCGTTGCATTCCCATTCCGTTCCACCGCCCGGCAGAACACCAGTCGCCTCGACGGGGCCAGTTCCGCCGCACGGAAACCAGCCGTCATCAATAACAGTGGCGTCAACCTCGGCGCGGACCGTGCCAAATTGCGAATCACGCCCGTCACCAGTTCCCCATTCGGTGATGGCGGTTAGTTCGTTCGCGCCTTTGGCGACGTTGATGGCCGGCGCGTGCAGACAGTACCACATCGTGTAGTAGCTGGCCGCCGCACCCGAAACGAGCTGGAAACAGAACAGGCGATCCATGATGAGGCTGTTGCCGCCGTAGTTCTCGCCGTTGTGGAGCGTCAGCAGCGAGGTAGTTGTCGGCCGGACAACCAGAGCGGCAACGGCTGCATCCGTGATGCACGTCTCGTAATACTTGGCGAGCCGGGCATTGCCGAGCGGGCCGGTTTTGTCAATCAGTTGTTGTAGAAGGTCGTCGGTTTTCGTGGACATGGCAGGTTCTCCTTGGCCCTCGTTGGCGGGCCGTTCGGG